GAACAAAAAGTAAGATTTAGACCTTATCTCGTAAAAGAAGAAAAGGTTCTTATGATGGCAATGGAAACCAAAGATCAAAAACAAGCTTTGAATGCTGTAGTTGATACCATTCTTGCCTGTGTTGATGAAAATCTAGACAAACAAACACTAAAAGTATTTGATATTGAATATATGTTTCTGATGATTCGATCTAAATCTGTGGGAGAATCTAGTGAAATAAATATCAAATGTGATTCATGTGAAGAAATGTCTCCTTGTATAATACACTTAGATGATATTCCTGTACCAAAAATGAATCATGATGGAAATATAAAAATTTCAGATGAAATTAATTTAGATATGAATTATCCTGTTTGGTTGGACATGTTAGATATGGATGATAGTAAATCTGAAACAGAACAAACGTTTGATTTGATTGCTGCGTGTATGCAAGTGTTGTCCACTCCAGAAACACGATATGAGATGAAAGACGAAAGTAAAGAAGAAATACAAAATTTTATTGATTCTTTATCATCAAATCAATTTGAACATATAAAAGATTTTATAGAGGAAATGCCTAGATTAGAAAAAACTGAAACTTTTATATGTGTAGGATGTGGAAAAGAAAACACAGTAACATTGCGGGGCCTTGATGATTTTTTTTAATAGCTCTTTCCCATGATAGTTTAATCAACCATTATAAGATTAACTTCAGATTGATGCACGAACATAAATATTCATTAACAGAAGTTGAACATATGATGCCATGGGAAAGAGAAGTATATCTTTCATTATTGATTCAACATATAGAAGAAGAAAACGATAGACTAAAACAACAACAGGCTAACAATAAAATATAGGAATATAAAATGGCATTATCTGAAGTGTCTGAAGGACTAAGAGAAAATAATATCTCTCTGCAAGAAATAAAAGAAGAAATAATTAATCTTCAAGGTAAACTAGGATCTTCCAAAGGCGGGGGAGGCTTTAATCTGCCTAGCTTACCAAAATTCTTAAATCCTGTGAAAATGGTTAGCAGTTTAACAGATAGCTTAATAAAGAATAATCCAGTATCAAAAGCGATTCGTGGTGTTAGAAACTCTATGAAAAGTATAGGCGATTCAATAAAAGCACCATTCAAAAATATGTCCAAATCTTTTAGTAGTATGATTGAATCGATGAAAAGTCCAAACTATAGTGGACTTATTGATAAACTAGTTCCAGCATTGAGACCTTTATTTGAACCTATATATGATTTATTGCGACCTGATCTTGATGATCTAGAAGCCAAAAGAGAAGCCAAAAGACAAGGAAATAGAGCACCGCATTCTGAAAATGATATGGTAGAAACACCTAAAAAATCTTTGAGGCTGGGAGATATGCTTAAATCCTTTGCTAAGTTTATACCAATTGGTTTAGGTGTATTATTGTCTGGTGAAGCCTTGCAGTTGATTTTAAAATCGGTCAAAGAATCTTTAGGTTTTGATGCTAACTTTAGCATACTTGATGCTATTAATAATAAGGCAGAAGCACTTTTTGGTATGCCTCTCTTTGGAGAAACCACAACTAATGCTTTGAAAGCAATTGGTGAAGCTTTTGCCGAAGGTGGTTTTATTGCAGGAATAAAAGAAACTGTAACTCAAATGGCTGAAAGTTTGCCAAGTCTTACTACTGCGCTTGAATCTATGAGTGCAATGTGGGAATCAACTAAAACATTCTTTGAAAATGTAGTTCAAACGTTAGGTCTTGGACCTTTAAGAGATAAAATATCAGAGTTTCTGGATAAAGAATTTGGAATTTTTGAGTTAATTGGTAGTATAGCCGCACTTAAAATAGGAATGGGACTTTTAAGTGCGGGAATGCGTTTATTTGGGGGTAATAAACTTGGGAAAAATACCATTGCCCTTGGAGCCAATACGGCAGCAGTTGTTGCACTCACAAGAGCAATGCTTAGTGGGGGATTAGGTGGTCTTGATATTGATGGTAAAAAAAGAGGAAGAGCAAGGACCAGATACCCGGCAGGTCATAAAATTAATGGCAAAGGTCCACTTGTCCTTGGGCAAGATCAGCGCGTGGATGCTGCTGGACAAGGCAAAAGTAAACTTGGGAAACTTGGGAAATTCGGTGCAAAATTCGGTGGCCTTGCCAGAGGTATTCCAGTTGTTGGACAAATTCTTGCTGCTGGTATGGCATTATATGATGGTGGTACTGGTGCAGGTGATGCTTTAAAAACATTTAAACCACAAACTCTTACCGATAGTATTGAAGTGGGTATGGTTGGTGCTGGTGCTGGAATCATAAAAGGATTTACTGGCATGATCGATAGTGTTATTGGTACTAATATGTCGAATAAAGTTATTGAGATGCGAGATTCATTTCTAAACGATATGTTAGATACTGGAACCAAATTACAAAAAATGCAACAGGCTGTTGGTATCTTAGAAAAAAGAGATGATTTTATCACAGGTAATGAAAAAGCCTTAAAGTCTATGACTATACTTAAGGAAGAAATTGCTCGTTTAATGCAAAATGGTGCTACATCTCCTATAATTACCCAGATCGACGGGAACAGAACTAACGTAAATAATACTAACGTCAGTGTAGCTCCCGTCAGTCCTGTAGATGGTACTACAGTTGGAGTACTAGACTAAATTAATCTTCATTAACTAGACTTGCAAAGTATTCCATAGTGTTATCTTCATCAACCTCAGCAGAAGCTGTTGCTACAGTATCAAATGCTACTGGCGCTGAGGCTTTCTCCATAGCAGGTGGTGTCTCTTCACCTAACTGTTGTTGTTGATGCATAGTTGGTGAAGGTTTTGTGTGACCCAATACATTATACATCTTTGTTTCCAGTTCTGCATATGATTTGTATTTTGTAGGATCTATAAATTCACGCAAATCATAAAGATTGTTGTAAATAGTTTCAAGCTTTTCATCATCTTCTGACATAGGCTTTGGAGATGAAAACTCAGATTTATCATAATTACGATAACCTTCTACATCACGAATCTTCAATTTGAAGTCAGCACCTTCCCAGAAATCGAATGGGTTCATTGGTGTTTCATCAGCAAATTCTGGTTGCATAGCATCCATAATTTTATCAAAGATTTTCTTTCCATATTGGAACATGAAAGTTTTACCTTCATTATCTGGATTACCAGGATCAGCTACTACCATGATATTAGATACATGATGCAATCTGCGTTTCTGGCGTCTTGCAGTTTCTTTATCTGCTTCTATACCAGAGTTCCAAAGTTTACTGTTATGCTCACCAACAGGATCAGATTGATCGATAGACGTCAAAGACTTTTCGATATACCATTTACCAGTTGGACCTTTGAAGGCGTGATCCCAATACTTTGCCCATGGCAAGTCAGAGCCTTCGTTAGCTGGAAGAAATCGAATTATAGCATAGCCATTATTCTGTTTATCGACTGTGGGTTTCCACATCCGTTCGTCCACATAAGATTTTGATTGAGATTGAGATGCTTGGGCTGCGGCAGTGAGTCTATCGATAGTGCCACGTGACCGTTTTAGGTTTGCAAAAGACATATTTTTATTCTCCTATATATGCTGAAATATTGCTGTAGTATGTTTGTATAACTGTATTATATCATATTCTGTGATGTGTGTCAACTTATTTATAACTTTCCTTTGTAGAATTTCCACAAATTGTAATAATAATCGAAACATTTTGGATAGTTGTCTGGGTCTGGTAATACTCCTTTAAAGTGAATTATGAATTCTTCTATTTCTTTATCGCTCATTTTAGTTCTCCGCTGGAGTGAATGGTATTCTTTTAAAAACTTCTAATACCCATTCGCTACGAATTTGCTCTGCGATTTCTTCAGTAAATTCATATTTGTCAACCAATGCTTTTGTATGATCTATATTAGTATATTTGTCAGGTCTTTTTAAGTCATCTAAAAACTGCATTATTTCAGGACTAATTTCCATTTTCTGCATTCCTTCTATAGTCACAGTACATGTCCCACACCAACCAAAAACCATATAAAAACATGATTGGACTTAGATTAACCATAGGCGGTAGAATCATTATCACACAAGGAAACATCACTAATGACATTAGTGTAATAGATATATAGTCATACCACCGTATCATCTTCAAATATCAACTCATTTTGTTTAGGTAAATAATTTAGCTTCATTGCTTCGGCTTCTATTTTTTCTTTTATTACGGGTGATATAAATTTCTTTACATCCTCTGGTTCTAAATTCGTTATTTTACATACTTCAACAACAGCATCTATCCAAGTGAGTTTTCGTTCAATTACTTGGCTTTCGATCAATTTGCTGAATTTTGCCCTATTCATAAAGTCTTTTTCTATCATTTATTTATAGCCCTTAAAATTATAGTATCTTTATTGATACGACCATTCGCACCATTTGTTTTAGTAGTAAGTTTTGCCCACTCTTTATTGATTTGCTTTGGAGTACTTTTAAGTACTAGAGGCAAAAACTCCTCAGCTTTTCTCAGCTTTGTGGAACGAGATTGGTCAGTATCGATACCTTGCAGTGTAGTACCCTTAACAGTAAAGCCACTGCGTTGTTCACAAACTAATTCAGTAAGAGATTTGTACTTAACATTAAATACAAACACCCGCATTGCACCAATAAGACTTGCTGGATTGATAGATGCAATTTTAAATTCACTAGAATCTTTCAAGAATTGCACTTTCTCTACCTGCTTGTCAGCAGTGTGAACTTTTGGCTTCCTAGACTTTCTAGTAGCTTTCTTGGCAGTCATAAACTTTTCAGCATCGGAAACAATCTGTTCTATGAATTTTTTGAAATGTTTCCTTGAGCGAACCGTCATATGTGAATATGCTTCAACTAAATCCTCAGTCTTATCTTCAATCAACTCTCGCAATTCTTCAACTTGAGGTGTGTAATAGTCAAACACTGCTTTAGCTGTATTATATGGAGCATCTATTTTTTTCAATTCATCATATACAGAATATGATTTATCATCAATCATACTATCCCAAGAGTCGATATTGCATTCTATTTCACCGATAAAATCACTTGTACGCTCTTGTACAATTTCTTGAATACTTTTACGAACGGCAACACCCTCTGTTGGCTCTTTAGCTTTGTCTGCTTGTCTTGTTTTGCCTCGCTGTAGCAATTCGCCAATATGCTTTTCAAAGACTTTATCAACATTCCACCAAGTAGGGAACTCTCTACCAGATTCTTTCCAAGCAATGGTTGATGCTAAAAGAGGAACAGAAACAAATGCCCAATCAGGAGCATCGGCTGCTATTTTGTAATCTTCTTTCGGCAATTCAACTTTCAGGTAACTTTTGATCTTAGAAATAAGTTCTTTCTTATCTAGATCAACCCTAACGTAATCATTAAAATTACGAAACGAGTCTGTCGGAGCTGCCGAAAACCCTGTTTTGGCTTTACGAGCAAATGTTTTTTTCTTATGAGCCATGCGAATCACTTTCTGTTGTGTATACTATAATTTAACATAGTCCAATGTATTTGTCAACCTTTAACTTTATCCTCAATCTTAATCAACTCTATTTCACCATCATCGTCATGTTTAAAATAAAGATAACCTTCGTCACATAGTTTATCCACTGTTTTTTCTACAGCTTCAGAGATTGTTTCCTCATGTAAATCTTTAAATTCCTCTTTGATACCTAGTTTAATTGTGCGCCTACCGTAATAATACGATAGGCACATAGCTAATGTGAATACAAAGCTAATTACATATTGATCAACTAAAATCAATTATGGCGACCTCCTGAAGCTAAAAGATTAAATTCGATTAGTGTTGATGGTTTGAACGCTCTCCATCCATTAGCATCTGTACACCAAACTGAAATACGGTCAACATCATCCATTTCTTTCATTTTACTAGCATCTTGATCTGGCATATGCTCTTTCATTAGTGTGCAGGGCATTACACGCTTATCACCGTTTACTTTTGTAAAAGTGACTTCATAAATGCCTGTTTTTAGTTGTTCAATTATTTCTGGTTTAGTTAGCATAATCTATCTCCTGTTATGTATCTTAGATTATACTACATTTTTTCAACAAAGTCAAGTGGTTGTTTTGATAATTTTATTCTATCTTTAGAATTACTATCATTGTTCGACAATCTTTCTAAAATATTAATTCTTTTTTCTAGTTCACTAATTTTATTAGCAATTTTTGGATTAACTTTTTTCCAAGCATCTGGATCTTGATTGAACCAAGTCCAACCATATTTATCTCTTAACCAGTCACAACACTGATCAAATTTGGAATAGCCCCACAGACCTACTCTTGTATCTTTTAGATATGCTAAACATGCTGCTCCAAGCAATGCACCTGCTATACTGGTATATATCCATAGATAATTCAATTTTTCCACAGCTCCTTATCAACCGCCATTTTAAGATAATAGACTCCAGTTGTACCACCTGTTCCTCGCTTATTTCCTATAATACGTTCTACAGTTTTCATATGATTAAATTGCCATTTCTTGAAAATATTTTCCACATCAATTAAATCTTCTCTAGGAAACAAACCCTTATTTGGCAATTCTTTTAATAATTCTTCTACTTTTAAATATTGTTCTGATTGTTTGCCAGAAGCAGAACCTAATTCATTTCTAAATGAATCATAATCATCTGGTGTCATTGTTGCTATAATATTCCATAACGTATCCAAATGCTCAAATATTTTCACAATTCTCTTTAAATTTATATCAGGACATACAGGATCACCATAGATGCTAATATCAGACTCCACACTTAATTCGTGAATTAATACTTTAAACCACAACTCGGTTGATTGATGTGCGACAATAAACATTAACTCCGAATGTTTTTGTGTTAATGTAGTTTGATTGTCTAATATATAATCTAAATTTAAATAATCATTATAATTCATTATCAGTCTATTTTCTTTAGCTTATTTGAATATTCACCAATGCTATGATCATATATTCCGTCAAATAATTGAAACTTTTTCAATGCAGCTTTGTGACCTCTAACCCAATCTTTTACTTTTTGCCAGAAAGTTAGTTGTCTAATATTGCCGTAGTGATTGATATATCTTAATGTTCCATGATGCCTATATCCAAGTAGTGCAAATGGTACAGAAGGTACAACATCGTTATTATTTTTGAACCTATAATGCTCAACATCCATGCCATCGCAAAACTCTTTACCGCCAACTCTAGGTGATCCATATGTAAATAGTATTGGTGTCTTTTCTTCTAGTCTAGATGCACATAATGTAGCCATAGCTCCTCCAAGTGAGTGTCCAGTGATCCACAGTTGTTTTCCCTTACTCTTTTGAAGTAATGCTTCAATGTCAGACCACAGCTTTCTTAGTTCTAGTTTGAAACCCATGTGCACCATGCCTTCAGTTTTTGATTTTCTTTTGAACGCAAGTAGGTCAGCCTTTACGTCTGAAAATTCTTTTGGCTCTGTTCCTCTAAATGCAACTACAATATTATCTTTATCTGAAAAGATATGGCATTGTGCACCATCATTTTCTAAGAATTTATATGATTTGAATCCTAATTTATTTAACTCACGTTTAGCCCTGGTGCCATCATGATACGCAAGTGCTGATACTTCAGCAAAAAAATAACTCAAGAGGTATGGATGTTCCCAATGTAGGGTTTCACAATTTTCAAAGAATTTTCTGGTCATATCGTGCCTGTCATTTTTCT